AGACAAACAGTTGTTGGAGAAGGCGAAAAGGGAGACCATCGAAAAGTTGACTCTCGAGCGCGCAAAGCCGCTCTCGAAGTCTGTCGCGGCTTGGAGCGTTCTTTCAGAACACTGCGAGTCTCTAGGACAGTTTGATAATCGTATTCCGACGTTAGTGTCTATCGACACCGTGAAGGAACAGATTTACAGAACTGTTAAGGAGATCTTCAGTGGTAAGAAGTTCGATCCAGCCGACAACTATAAACTTTTCTTTCCGTCTACCTCAGCCAACTACATAAACTCTCGGAAGAAGGGCGGAGCCGTGGGATTTCTCAAAGAGATGATCGCACGTCAGGAGTCCTCATTCTCCGAAAGTCTAATTAACCTGCGCGCCCAATACCCAGGGATGGAAGCAGACTACAGAGGCGCGGGGGTCGATCCTTTGTATGTGTATGATACGTCTCGCTTGGACGATCAGTTCCGCCGCCTGTATAACAGGCTGGCGTCGGAGGCAACAGCCGAGGTACCAGCTACGAAAGCAGTACCTCTTCCCGAGGCACTCAAGACCCGGGTGATCACGGCGGGTCCACCTGTCCTAATGACAGTCCTGAAACCGTTACAGAAGTTCCTATGGCGCACATTGTATGAGCACCCGTCGGGAACTTTCTGCTTTACGGGACGTCCCCAGAATGCTAGGGATGTCTGGACACAGTTGGGTAGCAAATTGAGACATGAGTCACTCTGGACGTCCGTAGATTATGCGGATGCCACGAACAACTTCATGCCTTGGTTGTCTACCTTTGTGGTGGATGCGGTTTGTGATGAAACCGGTCTGAGTGACTCACAACGTGAGCTGTTTCATCGTGCACTTACCGGGCACCTGATAGAAGATGTCGATGGGAACCTGCGGCCGCAGAAACACGGCCAGCTAATGGGTTCAATCGTTTCCTTCCCGGTGCTTTGTCTCGCAAACGCCGCTCTATGCAGATGGGCGGTTGAGATTGACACAGGTCAAGTCCTGGACCTGCGGGGTGCACATATGATGATTAATGGAGATGACGCGGGATTGCAACTGGGTCCTACAGGCTATCAAGCCTGGGAGACTATCACTGCGTTCTGTGGGTTAGAGGCATCGGTTGGTAAGGTGTACCGAAGCAGTCGGTTTATTAACATAAACTCGACGTGCTATTTGTACAGACCAGACAGACCGACACCCGAATTGTGGCGGAGGGAGGATGGATCCTCAGTACTGCGCGACAACCCATGGAGCGAGTGTAGTTGTGTTAACTCGGGGCTACTGACAATGACCAAGAGGTCCGGCTTGTCGGGAGCCAACGGGGGTCGAGATCGTGATCTCGAAGGCCTGGAGTTCACACCAGGTGCAATCGCACGCACATTGTTCCAGAAATCGCCTCGACGACTTTGGGAACGTACGTGGAAAACGTTCATACACATGCATTGGAAAGAACTTTCGCGATTCCGTATACCGTGGTACATGCCGGAATGGCTCGGAGGGTTGGGCCTACCTCTCAATGTTGAACATAGCCTAGATGGTTCTGTTCGCATGAGGGAGGGGGCCGCCGGACCCACAGAAAAGGACTTGCGGGCGGGATTACAAATTCTCCTAGACGGACAATGCGGTCTAGTTGAGAAGATCCCTGCAAGTGTCTCCTGGAAATGCCATTCACTTGTAGTTTCAAGCTTGCCGGAAAGGCCGATGCGAGAACTACAGGGATCACAAAAGTACCAACAACTCATGTCCT